CTTCAATTTCCTCCCGTCACGATTCCGCTGTCACGGAGATCGTCCCGTACCTACAAATTCCACTGGCCAATTGCCCGTACACTGAGGGCTTTTTTGTGGCGATGGACGCAATACGAGTTGCGACTTTTACCGAGTTTCGGCATATGAGGACTTTGTGGTTTAGAGGTGGCCGACGCTACGGCACGCACAGTGCGATGGAGCCGCACTGGTTCTCATCCCCGGCCCGAAGGCCGAGGCACATTCCGTGCGGGGCAGAGACTTCCTGCCCGCATGAAACGGAGTCCTATTTCTAGGAGAACCCGCAAGATGAGGTCTGCCTTGATGGCTTGTCCGACTGCTGGCTAGACGCCGAGTCAACTTCTCCGGCTTAGCGAGGGTGTCCGAACCGGAGTCCGGGCCTATCGCTGCGCTTCGGAGGCTGACTGCTTGGAGGCTTATTTCCAGTGAGTCGCTTCACTTGCGAGTGAAGGTGCTATAGAGGTTTCTTCTACCCGGCCCCTATTGGAGCCTTCCCCCTTGCGGGGGTGGGGAGTGAAACGCACCTTACAGGTGCTACTCTAGCACAATCTGTCCCTGTTTGTCAAGTATAGAGGGGTGTCAGGGACAGATTCTTTTGGCTATATTAGCCACTTGGCTAATCATCCACGAGAACGGCTGTCTGCCACAAGACACCCTTCTCAGGTACGTTGATCCAAAGCGCCTGCTGTGGTGCCTCAAAGGCAAAGTTGCCGATGGCTGCATACTCGTCGTAACCCTTCAGACTGCCGTTCAGCAGGAAGCCGGAAGACGGAGCCATAATCAACTGGTGGAAGTGTCCGAGCACCATGTAGTCGAAGTCTGTGTTGTTGCGTTTGCGTGCGACCATACGCATGAGCGGTGGCCAGATACCGCCGATGCCGCCCCCACCCTTGGCCTGATCCCCATGCGTGAGCAGGTAGGTAGTGTCCTGCACATTCACCATCAGGTCGGCTCCTGCTGCCACATCGAACGTGACTTTCTTGTTCTCTAGGAAGCGTTGCTCCAGTGTCTTGGAAAGGAACCAGTCGAAGTTGTCCTTAGCCCGCAATTTGTGGCGGGGCTTCCGAGTTCGACGGCCATGGTTACCGACAACACACGGCACATGAACGTAGTCAAAGTGTTCGGCTAGGAGACTGATGCCCGCTGCTATCTGCTCTGTCCAGAAGATGACCGAGGCCAGCATGGTGTCTTCATTGGTTTCCGACAGTTCCTCGTGGATGTCGCCACTGAAGATGTCACCGCCAAGGAACAGGACACACCCTTCATACTTGATGCCCGTGATGTAATTCTTGGTCAGGAGGATGACCTTCTGGAAGTACGTTTGCAGTCGCTCAACGGCGATCTTCCTGTTGTATTCATTCTTGAAGTTGATTTCTTCTGGCCGCACCACTTCATCAAAGTGAGTGTCAGACAGGATGGTGCAGACGACACCGCTTGACTTTTTTGGCTTTCGTGTCAACCAAGCCGGAGGCTTGTAGGTATGTCCCGCTAGTTGTGTAAAGAGCCTTCCCCTGACCTCCGCTTGGTCTAGGTCGGCTTCCAACTCCTTGACCTGCGCTCTAAGCACATCCCGTTCAGTGCGGATTCTGCCCAACTGGCGAGACATGAGAGTGATCTCTTGTATTGCCTCACCTTCTTCAGCAAAGTCTGTTAGAGCCTTCTTGACATCAGACATCGTAAAGGCCCGCCAATTTCCAGCCGGAGAAGCGGGGTACTTTTACGTCGGGGGCTGCGGTGGTGCGGAATCCGCCGACTGCACCTCGGGCCACCCGGCCACCGGCAGGGGCCAGTTCCGTGTCCTTATGTTCTTTCTCCTGAAGTTGGCGGGAGAACCCTGCAACTGCGCCGCATAATTCAACCACCGTGGTCGTTTCATTGAGATTGTCTTGGAAGACAGCCATACGATCATGCTCTCTACTTTAGGTGGTGCGTTCACCACGACGCCATCCACGAACTGTCGTAACACTCACTTCTATATCTGTCAGGTCATTGATAACCCGAGTGATAGCAGTAGCAGCAACGGCATGGTCACTAACGGCCTGCCGCAATTCCACAACAGATTCATCGTCCAGTGAGTTCGTCACCAGTTCCCACAGCGTGGGCTTGGCGGGAACGATGATGGCTTCATCCAGTGCTTCACTGAATTTGGTGATGAGACAGCCCCCGTTAGATGTGCTGACCGCTAACTACGACTCTAGTTGGTTGAGTCTAGTGCGTGCGAAGGTGGTGAGAACGGTGATGGCACCTGATAGGCCCGCAATGGCAGCGGCGTGCCACATCTCAAGTCCGTCGATGGCGCTGGCTGCCATCAGGGTTGCACCAGCAGACTGGACGGCTGTCCAGACAATGCGCTCAAGCAAGTCACGATAATTCATGGTCATTCCTCCTCGGAACAGTGTAGGTCATTTAGGTATACAGGCGGTTGTCAGTGGCCCCGACTGATGGACTGCTTCGTACTCCAATGTTGGCTGGCCCCAGTAGGGGATGGAATATCCTGCGACGAGCCGACCACGCTAATGCCCCAGCGATAAAGGAATCGGGAGGGTGTCCACTACCGAACAGGTCCGCCTGCCGTACATATTTGTGCTCGTTGTAGGCGTAGTCAATGCGAGCCGACTTCATGCCGTCCTGTTCAATTCCGGCTATGTATTCAGTGAACAGGGCTTCCCGATCCCGACCACGGAGTACCCGATCCTTCACCATGCGTCGGTCATAGGTGATGAGATCGTCTACAACATCGCCCAGTCCGGTGGCATCGTGAATCAGTATCCCGCCGTACTGCATCATCCGGCGCTCTACATCCGCAATCATGGCGGGCCACGGCTTGCGACCAGTACGGAGGAAGGCTACTTCTAGCCACGGTTCCACATCAGTACGGAATGTTCTCACAATCGTCCAGTCCCGCTCCTTGGCCCAGTCCACTCCTGTTGCATAGCCAGCGCCTTCTACTGGATCTTCAAGAATGATGTTCTCATCGACATCCCCGGCGTAATGGCCCAGTGCAAAATCGAACATGCGGTCCACATGCTCCCCGTCAATGGCACGCCCCTCAAACGACGGCTCCTGCAAGTCGTATTCGGTGTCCCACATCTGCTTCGACACTTCATGCTTCTTGCGTTCAACTGATTCCGTACTCAACCAGCCGTGTGGTTCCAAGGATTCTCGCCAACACCACTCAAACACTGGCCAGTCCTTCTGGGTGGCACGCTTGAGTAGTTCGGTCATGGTGCCGTCGGGATACTGGTGGGTGCTGGAAATCACGGTCTGGGACTGGACACCCCGAGCGTCCATTGGCTGGCCCTGTGCAGCCTCAAAGATCGGTATTTCCATTTCATCCACTTCGTCCAACCGCAATCTTTGTGGATGTGGGCCACGCACTGACTTCTGAGATGCCATGAGAGCCAGTATCCACGCCCCATTCGTCAGCCGAGTGTGGAAACGGGTTGGGTCACTTGAAAGCAACTGCTTGGGCGCACGAGGGCTGTACCACGCTTCATGGGTCACTTCGTGAACACGGGTGGACTGACTGGCCGAACCACCGAGCACCGTCACTTGGGCACCGAGGGTCGTCGCTTCCATAATCGTGAGTAGCCCCAGCATGGTGGACTTACCACCAAAGCCACGGGACGCCTTCCAGAGTGAGATCGGAGCACGACAGAAGTAGGCATTGGCGAATGCCTCAAAGGGCGACTTGTGCCCCTTGCAGACTCTCTTGCGGGGGATTTCCATACCCCAGACAGCCTTGACATACCACCAGAGTTCTTCGTCGTCCTGTGGTGGCCTAACCGCCAGTCCCATTATCGGTTCCCTCGTTGAAGTCGTAGTCGCAGATCGGACACACGCCGTCGTAGTGATCCTCGTCTAACAGCGTCTTGGAAATATACCAGTCGCACTCAGGACACTTGTCGTATTGCCGCTTTCTAGCCACGCTGCCTCACTTCCACAGGGTTTCTATCAGGCGGGCCAGACTAAGCACTACGAGACTGCACAGGAAGCATCCTAGTGCTATCCCAACGATGGCAGCCGTGTGGGGCTTAGAGGTCAAGGAAGTTACCCACCCCGTCGTAGATCGACCACCCTATAAAGACCGCCAGCCCGATGATTACAAATCCGAATTTGAGCAGGTGTTGGATGTCGTCATCATCTACTGGCACGACTCACAAACCTCAGGGTTTTCTATTCCACATTCCAGTGGGGCATCATCTTGAAACGGATCAGCAACATGACCGACAGGATAGGGCACCCACTCTCCTTCGTGCAGCACAAGTCCCGGCATATTCATTCTTCCTCTGTCGTATTGGTGGCTGGAACGATGGTGTCTTCAACGATGTCTGCATCCACGATTTCGCCGTCGTCTTCTTTTATCGCCTCTTTCAAGGCTTTGATGTAGTCATCCTTCTCACCGTCAGCCACGATAATCGTTTCCCGAGTGCCAGAGGTAATGTCTACCCGCTGGGCCTCGTTCAAGCCGTAGAGGCGTTCCATTCTGTCCATAACCTGTAGGGCGGAGTTCACGGCATGGCTGTCACCCTGATTCACGGCGGGCCAGACCAGCATCAGCATGTGTTCCAGCCGCCCGTAGTGGATCTTCCTGAGATCCCCGGCGCTTTCCTGTAGGGAATTCTTCATCCCGACAGCCACGGCCTTGTAGGCACCTGAGGCGTCCGCATAGCCGAGGTTCTCTGCGATCTGGGCGTAGGAGGCACCGGCCAGTTTCAGCGCCATGGCCCGCTTCTGCTTTTCCTTGGAGGACATCTTGACGGTAAGCGGTACGGGGTTGTCAATAACGATGTCCCCACCGTCCGACCCGTCGTTCAGGATCTCCCCGTAGATGGTGTCGTCGGCGCTTGCGCCGTCGGCGGACGACAGCCTATCGGCATCCTCTATCATCCTCTGATACTACCTACCCGTTGCTTGGGTGATTGGTGATGAACTCCAAATACGCTTCAGGGCTGTTGAGCACGACCATGATTCCACCGTCGCTACCTCCCATGAACACAGTAATCAGTCCCGCTACTGCCACCAGTAGCCCCGCTATGGCCGTCATCATCTTGATCGTTGTGTTCATGCTCGCCCCTGACCGAATTGGTGGGGGCAGCACGCAGTAATGAGCCGTGTGAACAAGCAGCGCAATGCAGGGCACTGCCCCTAGAGCAGATTACACGCCAGCCCCGAATTCTCTGAAGCAGTCATCACAATATCCAGCCCGGTTGTCCGGCACAGGAACGGATGCTGTACAGCCTCTACAGTCAATGGCCTCTAGGCCAGCAGAAATCCCGCCGACTTGGGCATAGGGGTGCTTCAGCCCCAAAATGGCAAAAAGAATTTCAGAAATCTGAAAATAATTTACTCTCTGAACGGAAGTGCCCAGAAATTGCTGCCGCAGTCGTGGTGACCCATGATCGGTTTTGGAGTTCTTGCCCAACTTTAGGTACCCCGCCCCTTTTAGACCCTAGCCCCTGCTCAGCCCCTGCTTTGATCGACTAACTGAGCGTTAGCGCAGGGTGGGGCAGAGATTTGGATTCTGGTTGCCCTGTGTAGAGTGTCTCTGCTGTGACGCTACGCACGAGTACGTTGTGCCACGCTTCTACGCCCTGTACGTCCCCGGCTAGAAGATGGGTCAATCTCCCCGCCCAAGTCATTAGCCCCACCACACAGCCGAGATGCTTGGTCTGTTCCAATACCCCCACCCCGTATTTGTCGAACCAGTCGTTGAGTGCACTGACAGCCCCCGGTAACACCCGGTTGGGCGAGCCAGCAGGACCGGGGGGATCTAGTGCTCTTATCGCTGCATAGGTGCAGGCAGTGAAGTGGTACCTACTCGCTTCCCCAGTCAGCCTCCCCCCACAGGCTGCTGCCCACAGTGCATCCGTACTACGGCACAGCAGTGGGAGTGGGGAGAATTGTCGGTGCTGCTGTGGCTCACTGAACAGGACAGCACCACGTTCGTACTGTCTGGTGAGTGCCCCGGTGGTTGCTTGTCGTAGTTCTAACTCGTAGTTCATACGAACCCCAATTTCGGTAGCCGTCTATGTGCGTGTCGGTGCATAGGGTGATTATCTCATGTCTGCACCCGCCAAATCAACGATTAGTTATGTAATGCTTGAATGATCCCTACTCCCCCCTGTGACCCCCCTGTAGTGTGTGTGGATGATGCTCGTCTACTACCACCCACCGCCTGATGAGTACCTGTGTGTAGAAGCAGAAAGAGTTGTGGCTATGCAGGGTGTGTTCTTTGCCAGAGAGGATGTTCCCTTTGCCTGTGTAGTTACTGATTATGTTCCAGTAGAGAATAGTTCATCAGATCCCGCCGAAACATTTGCGGTGAAGAAATCCTCAATAGAGGGGATCGAATACATAGTGGGCTATATGCACTCTCACAACAGTGGCTCCCCTGAACCGTCTGACGCCGATCTCGCCGGGTTGCCCGAAGGGCAAATAGGGGCTGTCTGGTGCGACGGTGATGTGCGCTGGTATTCACCGGGTGACAGGGAGCAGTTAGTCCCTATGTCTAATCAAGACTAGAGATGATGTTCCATAGGTCGTCTAT